TCGCTACTCACGGCGTGAGGCAGGAGGAGCTCGACAAGCTGCTGGACGCAGCGCAGGGGCATGCCGTCTACTCCGACCTGCAAAAGAGCAAGGACCTGTCGACGGTGGTCGTCGACAACGGCTTCGTGTTTGTGTGTCTGCAAACCCAAAGCCCTGACCACGCCGTGATGTACGCCCCCGGGGATATCCCTGCGGATATCGCACAAGCGGTAGCTGTTCTGGGCATGGCCCCCGACGGCACGCCGGTCCCGGGGCTTGGCGCCAAGGTGGGCGTCGACGCCTACGTCGTGTCCCGCACTACGACACCTTGACTTTGTTAGTGCGATAGGGCACTAACAGGTATGGCAAGCACCCCCGAAGCGAAGGTCAAGGCGCGTGTAGTCGCGCGCCTTAAGGCAGCTGGCGCCTACTACTTCTACCCTATGTCCTACGGCATGGGGCGGAGCGGAGTGCCAGATATCATCTGCTGCTTCGGGGGTCGCTTCCTCGCCATCGAGTGCAAGGCTGGCAAGAACAAGCCTACCCAGCTGCAAGAACACGAGATCGCCCGGATCAGGGCGGCGGGCGGTATAGCCCTAGTGATCAACGAGACCAACATGGCCGACCTTGAGGCGGCCCTACAGGAGCTACAGAATGTGTAACAAACCTTGGCTGCTCTGCGTTGACGTGCAGCACGGCGACGAGCCGACCATCACCTTCCACGAGGGCGAAGGCCCCGCCGAACAGGCGGGCATGGCAGCGCTGGAGACGCTACCTAACGCGGTTAGGTTCTCGGTCTACCGTGTGGTGTCGGAGTTCGCCCGCGTCACGGAGATCAAGCGCGTGTCGCTCAAGGCGACCATGGGGGAGGGCAACTGATGACCGGATTTAGCATTGCGCTGATGGGGCTTCTGACCATCTCGGTGATCCTCAACGTCGTGCAGCGGCGCGCGATGGCGCTCATGCTGCGGCACTTCAAGGAGATGCTGGCCGCCACCAACGAGGCGCTCGACCTGCTCGCCGAGGCTCGCATGTACGTAGCCAAGGAGCAGGAAGCTGCGAAGGGCAGTGCCCCTCAGTGAACATCATCACCCTCGACTTCGAAACGCACTACTCACAGGCGTACTCCCTCTCCAAGATGACGACCGAGGAGTACGTCCGCGACCCTCGGTTCGAGGCCATCGGCATCAGCGTACAGGTCAATGGCGAACCCCCGGAGTGGTGCTCCGGGGGCAAGTCCACCATCGCGGCTTTCTTGGCTAAGTACGATTGGGATAACTGCGTAGCCGTAGCGCACAACGCCATGTTCGACATGGCCATCCTGAGCTGGCGGTTCGGCATCCGCCCCAAGCGCATCGCTGACACCCTGTCCATGGCCCGGGCCCTTCTCGGTACGGAAGTCAGCGTCAGCCTCAAGGCGCTGGTCGAGCACTTCGGGCTGGGGGCCAAGGGCGACGAGGTGATCCACGCGCTGGGCAAGCGCCGTATAGACTTCTCCCCCGACGAGCTTGCGCGGTACGGCGACTACTGCTGCAACGACACGACCCTCACCTACAAGCTGTTCCAGCGTATGTGCAAAGGGTTCCCCGTCGACGAGCTCCGGCTTATCGACCTCACCATCCGCATGTTCACGGAGCCCACGCTCCTGATTGATAGTTCCCTCCTGACCGAGCATTTGCGCGATGTGCAGGACAGGAAAGCCGACCTGCTGAACAGGGCCCTGTTCGACAAGGACAGGCTCATGAGCAACGACAAGCTGGCCGAGCTCCTGCGCGAGATGGGGGTCGAGCCCCCCATGAAGGTAAGCCCTAGGACGGGCAAGGACGCCTTCGCCTTCTCCAAGACGGACGAAGAGTTCAAGGCGCTGCTGGAGCACGAGAACCCGCTGGTGCAGGCGGTGGTCGCCGCGCGACTGGGAGTGAAGTCCACGCTGGAAGAGACGCGGACCGAACGCTTCCTCCAGATCGCCGAGCGCGGCACGCTACCCGTGCAGCTACGCTACTACGCGGCTCACACCGGGCGGTGGGGTGGAGACGGCAAGCTGAACCTCCAGAACCTCCCCCGGGGCGGCAAGCTCAAGAAGTCCATCCTCGCACCGGACGGCTACGTCATCATCGACAGCGACAGCAGCCAGATAGAAGCGCGTACTCTGGCATGGCTAGCTGGGCAGGACGACCTTGTCGCTGCCTTCGACGCTGGCGAGGACGTCTACCGGATCATGGCGTCCGCCATCTACGGCAAGGACCCCGACGATATCAGCAAGGACGAGCGGTTCGTCGGCAAGACCACGATCCTTGGTTGCGGCTACGGTATGGGCCACAAGCGGTTCAAGCTCCAGCTCATGGCCTTCGGCGTCATCATGCCGGAGGAAGAATGCGCGCGCATCATCTCGGTGTACCGCGAGACCTACCCGGCCATCCCGCTCCTGTGGAAGCAGGCGGACAAGGCGCTGCGGGCGATAACCCAAGACCGCCTAACCGGGTTAGGTCTGGACGGCATACTACAGGTCGAGGGCGATGCTGGCATCCGCCTGCCGAACGGCCTGTATATACGCTACCCGGGGCTACGCTGGGAGGAGGAGGGCGATAAGGACGGCTTCGTCTATGACTTCAAGCGGGGCCGGTCTACCTTCCCGAAGGGCGTATGGGGCGGGGCGGTCGTGGAGAATGTCTGTCAGGCGCTGGCCCGCATCGTCATCGGCGAGCAGATGATCCGCGTGTCCAAGAAGTACAGGCCGGTGATCACGGTGCACGACGCCATCGGCGCGCTGGCCCCGAAGGCGGAGGAGAAACAAGCTCTGGCCTATGTCGAGGAATGTATGCGTACGCGCCCGGTGTGGGCCCCGACGCTCCCCCTGAACTGCGAAGCCGGAAGCGGCGCTAGCTACGGAGACTGCTGATGTATGTGCTGCCGCCACTTACCAACACTGTTGGGCACTTCGCCGCTGATGTAACGCGGTATCAATGGGCAGCTTACCCGTTGTGGTTCAGGCGGGAACGCATGCTGGCTATAATCAGGGAGTGGCTGGCGGGCGCCACCCAAGCGCAGATCGCTAAAAAGCACGGAGTAACCCCGCCGACAGTTTATTTCGTGGTTAGGGACGGCCCCACGAAGCTGCGTGAGCTCGCTAACGTGCGTGGCGATGATGGATACGATCTAATCGCGGACTGGTTCCCCGGCGCTATTATAGACAGTACCGTGGACGGCGCTGTCTATCTGCGACTGCATACATCGCCCAAAGGCAGGTTCTTAGTGTTGCGTAATTCAGAACTCAGTGCGCACGTATGCTACCACTACTACCCGCACGCGAACAGAAGACTTTGGAGACCTATTAAAGGATCATGAGTATGACCGAAGACCTACACCCAGCTGTGCAGCTGCTACTTAAGCGTATGGAGTCTCACCCGGAGGAGTTCACGGAGCGCCCACCGTCGAATATGTGGCGGCTGATTACGAAGTACGAGGGCTACTTCACCGAGGAGGAACGCACGGCGGTCACGGGCGCGCTGAGCGGGCTGATGAAGGACGTCATGCACAAGGAAGTCCTCCACGAGATGCTTGTTCCCGAGGAGCGGTTGAGCCGGGTCGACGCCGTTGGGTGGATGAACACCGGTAGGACCAGCCACATACTCAAACTGTATGAAGCCGCACAGATGCCTCAACTTGAGCGCAAATCCGTTCTGGCGTGGGGGCGCGGGGAATGAGCGACGCCACGGACTACCGCTTCACGACCGACTGGTTCCACTGGGCGCCCGAGGTGTGGGCGCACCTGCGCTCGCTCATGCACTCCCGGTCCCGCTTCCTTGAGGTGGGCTCCTTCGAGGGCCGCAGCACGGTCTGGACCATCGAGCACATGATGGAAGACGGCGGCGTCCTGTACGCTGTGGATACGTGGGAAGGCGGAGAAGAGCACAAGGGGGGCGAGTTCGATGTGGCGGGGTCGAGCGCCCTGTTTGACCAGAACGTCGCCCTTGCGCGCGCCAAGTTCCCCGACCGCTACGTGGAGAAACTCAAGGGCAAATCCCGCGCCGTGCTTTCTCGGCTCGTCGACGAAAAACTGTTTGACTTTGTTTATATTGACGGGTCACATATCGCCTGTGACGTGTTGACGGATGCATGTCTCGCATGGGGGCTTTTGCGCCCGGGCGGCGTCATGGTGTTTGACGACTATACTTGGGGCGCGGCGCGCGACGTGCTGCACAGGCCCAAGGTCGCCGTCGACGCCTTCGTGAACATCTTCGCGGAAGAACTCCAACTCCTGCACGTCGGCTACCAGCTGGCGGTGCGCAAGAACTAGGAACCTACATGCCGACCAAAAACCCACCGCCCCCTGTGGACGCCCAAGGCGAAGCGGAGAGCGAAACCAAACGCACGTCGGTCATGGTCGCTACGCCGATGTACGGCGGCATGTGCACCGGCAACTACGTGCAGGGGCTGTTGAGCACCGCAAACAACCTGCGCCAGCGCGGCGTGGATATGTACTGGACGCAGCTGAGCAACGAGAGCCTGATCCCCCGGGCACGCAACGAGCTTGCGCGCCTCTTCATGGCATCGGGTCTGGATTACCTGATGTTCATCGACGCCGACATCGGGTTCGATGGCGGGGCTGTGGGTATGCTGATCGACACAGGTAAGCCCCTTGTCTGCGGCATCTACCCGAAGAAGGAGATCAACTGGCCTGTGGTGGCTGCGGCGGCTACTGATGGCCGCAGCGCCGCCTCGCTGCGGGACTACAGCGGCTCTTTCGTCTTCAACCTGCCGAGCCAAGCCCCTGCGGAAACGGACGAGAGCGGCCTGATCGAGGTGCGGCACGGCGGCACGGGCTTCATGCTCATCGCGCGCCGGGTGTTTGAAGAACTTGAGCCCCACGTCCCCAAGTTCCGGGTAGGCTACATACCGGGAGCGTCAGACGCCGAGCAGTTCCCCATCACGTCCGAGTACTTCGCTACCAGTATCGATGGCAACGGCGCGCTACTCTCCGAAGACTACCACTTCTGCGAAACATGGCGGAAGCACGGCGGGCAGGTCCACGCCAACCCGTTCATCAAGCTGGAGCATGTGGGGACGTATGTGTTCGGCGGTGATATAATCAAGTCCAACACGGTCCGTAATGAAAGCTAAGTGGATAGCGATATATGCCGTAACCCTGCTCACGCTGGGTGCGGTTATATATCTTGTCTCGTACTGCGAAGGGCACTGACATGGCGGCTTGGTCGTACAGCAGCATCAAGACCTTCGATCAGTGCCCCAAGAAGTACTACCACTTGCGGGTAGCGAAGGACGTGAAGGACGAAGGCGGGCAGGCCGCACTCTACGGCACTGCCGTGCACGAGGCGGCGGAGCGCCGGGTCAAGTTCGATGAGCCGCTCCCTGCCAAGTTCGCCTTCATGGAGCCCATCGTCGGCGCTTTCATGGCGATGCCGGGAGAGAAGCTCACCGAGCTCAAGCTGGGGGTACGCAAGACCCGGGATGGCTACGAGCCCTGCGACTTCTTCGATAAGGACGTGTGGTGGCGCGGTGTCGTCGACTTGGTCATCCTGAACGGCGACCGCGCCCTGCTGGTGGACTACAAGACCGGCAAGAACACCCGTTACGCAGACATGAAGCAGCTGGACCTGATGGCGGGCGCGCTGTTCGTGCACTACCCGAACCTGACCAAGGTGAAGTCGGCGCTCGCGTTCGTGCTGGCCAAGGAGTTCCTGCGCAAGGAGCACAGCCCCGACAGCGTGCACGACTACCTGAACGTCTTCGAAACCGAGTTGGACCGACTGGAGCATGCCGAAGCGTCGGGGGTGTGGAACGCCAAGAGCGGCCCCCTCTGTGGCTTCTGCCCCGTGACGTCTTGCGCCCACTACCGCGATAGGGGTTACTAACCGCTTTCATCATAGGAGGCCGCCGTGCCGTACAAGGACAAGTCTGACCGCAACTACCGCCGTGAGTACGACACGTACCAAGGCACGGAAGAGCAGAAGAAACGTCGTGCGGCGCGCAACGCGGCCCGGGCCAAGATGATGAAGGCGGGCAAGGTGCGGAAGGGCGACGGCAAGGACGTCGACCACGCCAAGCCCCTGTCCAAGGGCGGCTCCAACACCGTCAAAAATCTGCGGGTGCAGACGGCCAGCAACAACCGGTCGTTCCCGCGCAACAAAGACCATTCGGTGAAATAGTGCAGATCGTAGACGACAAGGCGTTACTGCTGCGGACGAAGAACCCGCAGCAGATCACGGACCACGTCCGCAAGAGCAAAGTAATAAATCAGGAAGGAGATGAGTACGATGTCGCAGTCAATTGGGGCCTCGATGAAGCTCAAGCTCTTGCTGCTCTTTCAGTGGGTGAAGTTCCTTCTCCCATACTGCGTGACTATAAATGGACTGGCAAGTTCCAACCCTTCGCGCACCAAAAAGAAACGGCGTCCTTTCTAACCCTACACCCGAAGGCGTTCTGTTTCTCCGAAGCTGGTACGGGCAAGACCGCAGCCGCTATCTGGGCAGCTGACTATCTCATGCGCCTCGGGCGTATCAAACGCGTGCTGGTGCTGTGCCCCCTGTCGATCATGAAGTCGGCGTGGCAGCAGGACCTGTTCAAGTTCGCCATGCACCGCAGCTGCGCCGTAGCGCACGGGAGCGCGGCGACGCGCAAGAAGATCATCAACGCCGGGGCGGAGTTCGTCGTCATCAACTTCGACGGGCTGGCCACCGTGAAGGAAGACGCAATCGCTGCGGGCTTCGACCTGATCATCGTGGACGAGGCGTCCGCCTACAAGAACGCGCAGACCGCGCGGTGGAAGGTGCTCCGCGATGTCGCGCTGCACTCCAAGTGGCTCTGGATGATGACGGGCACGCCCGCCGCGCAGTCCCCGCTGGACGCCTACGGCCTCGCCAAGCTGGTGAACCCCGGCGCGCTGCCGCGCTACTGGGGCGCCTTCCGCGATCAGGTTATGTACAAGGTCACGCAGTTCAAATGGGCCCCGAAGAAGAGCGCGCGGGATGTGGTGCACCGCGTCTTGCAGCCAGCCATCCGTTTTGAAAAGGCGCAGTGCCTCGACCTGCCCCCCGTGCTCCACGTCGAACGCGACGCGCCCCTCACCCCCATGCAAGCCGCCTTCTACGCCAAGCTGAAAAACCAGATGCGGTTCGAGGCCGCCGACGAGTCGGTTACAGCCGTCAACGCCGCCACAAGCATCAACAAGCTGCTCCAGATTTCCGGGGGCGCTGTCTATACCGACACGGGCGAGGTGGTGGAGTTCGACATCTCCAACCGCATGAACGTGGTGCTGGAGGCCATCGAGGAGGCCGCGCACAAGGTGCTGGTGTTCGTCCCCTTCACGCACACCATAGAGCTACTGCGCGATACGCTAGCCAAACACAAAATATCCTGCGACGTGCTCAACGGCGCGGTGCCCATGAATAGGCGGGCCCAAATCATCGAGGACTTCCAGAAGAAGCCGGACCCGCATGTGCTGCTGATCCAACCGCAGGCCGCTGCTCACGGGCTGACCTTGACTGCGGCTGACACTGTGATCTGGTACGCGCCGGTCACAAGCGTGGAGACCTACCTGCAAGCCAACGCCCGCATCGACCGCCCGGGGCAGAAGCACAACATGACGGTGGTGCACATTCAGGGCAGCGACGTGGAGGCCAAGCTCTACGCCATGCTGCGCACGGGCATCACCAACCACACCAAGATCGTGGACCTGTACCGTCGCGCCATCGACGATACCCCTTGACTATGTAAACAATACAGGTACGCTGCGGGCGGACCAACACAAGGAACACGACATGTCGGAAGATACCGGCTTCGAAGAGGCTGTCGCCAAATACGTCGTCCTGCGCAGTGAGATGCGGGACATGGAAGAAGCCCACAAGGTAGCGATGGCCGAGCTCCAAGCGGAGCAGGAAGAGTACACGGCCATCATCCTCGCCACCTGCAACAAGCTGGGCGCTGATAGCCTGCGCACGGCGGCGGGCACTGTTACCCGCAAGGTCATCTCCCGGTACTGGACTAGTGACTGGGAAGCCATGCACGCCTTTGTCTTGGAGAACGCCGATGCTGGGGGCCTTGAGCTCCTTGAGCGGCGCATCCACAACGGCAACCTGCGTCAGTTTCTGGCGGACAACCCCGACCGCATGCCCGCCGGGCTCCAGTCGGACAGCCGCTACACCATCCAAGTGCGTAAACCCACCAACAAGTAGGAGGCCCGAACATGGGCGAAGTCTCTATTTTCAAGGAAGGCCGCGTCGCGACGCGCGGGACCCGCGAGCTCACCGAGCTCGGCAAGACGTTGTCTGCGTCGGCCAACATCCGCCGTATCCAGACGAGCACCAACGGCTTCTTCCGCCGCATGGTGAACGGCGAGCAGATCGGCAAGGCCGCGCGTGAGGTGGACCTGATCGTGATCGGCGCCCTGCCGAAGGTGTCCCGCACCTTCTACGCGGAAGCCTACGACCCGGATAAGGACGCCACCCTGCCCGACTGCTGGTCGAACCTCGGTGACAAGCCGGAACCCTCTGCCGAGAGCCCGCAGGCGGTTAGCTGCGCGAGCTGCCCGCAGAACGTCGAGGGCTCGGGCTCCAACGGCAAGAGCCGCGCCTGCCGCTTCCAGCGGCGCGTGGCCGTCCTGCTCGCGGGCGACGACAGCGGGGACGTCTACCAGTTCAACATCCCGGCCAAGTCTTTGTTCGGCAAGGGCGTCGGCAACGTCCACCCGTTCGAGAGCTACAACCGCTTCCTCTCCGCCAACGGCGAGTCTGTGGATACTGTGATCACCCGAGTGTCCTTCGACCCGGACGCCGAGACCATGGCCCTGCTCTTCACCCCGGTGCGCAACCTGAGCGACGACGAGTACGACCTTGTCATGTCCGCGCAGAAGACGCCGGAGTCCAAGAGCTACACCATGCTCACCGTGGCCGCCGTAGACAGGGCGGCCAAGGACACCAAGACTTCGGTGTTCAAGGAGCAGCCTGCGGCCAAGCCGAAGGTGATCCGCTCCGAGGAGCCGGACGAGGAGGACGAAGCCCCGCCCGCCCGCAAGGCGCGTGCAGCGGTGGTGGACGAGGAGGACGATGAGCCCCCGTTCGTGGCTGAGCCCGTCAAGCGTACAGCGGCTAAACGCCCCGTTGCGGATGCCCCCGCGAA